GCCTCTCGCGCGCGAGCGCGGTTTCAAAAGGTCTGATCCCCGATCGTCGACACGCTCCGAAATCAAAACGGCGGTCGAAATCAAACCATGGGCGGCGTAGGTAGCGGCGGCCGGCGGCCTGGCTCGGGACGAAAGCCCAAGTCGGCAGACCTGCGCGCGCTGGACGGGAACGCCGGGCGGCGGGGTAAGGTCGTCACGCATCCGAGCGTGCCGCCGCGCGCGTCCACGCTGGTGCCTCCGCCGCCGGAGTTGCCGAAGCTCGATGAGGCGGATGCCCCGGATGATCTCAATGCGGACGAGCGGAAGGTCTGGCTCGAGCTGGCGCCGCACGCCATTGCCAACCGCACGTTGACCCCCGCCACCTCGCTCGGCTTCCGGATGTTGTGCCGCAACGTGGCGATGGAGCGACAGTACTCCCAGTCGGTCCTCGACCGCGGCGGAGCGAACCATCGGGGCCTGATTCAGCGGATTGACGCCGAGTTGCTCCGGTTCAACCTCGCGCCATGCGGCAAACCGGTCGCCGCACCAGAGAGCGCGAAGCCACCAGTCGACCCTATGAAGGAGCGCTACTTTGGCCGTCGCTAGTCCGCCGCCCAAGAAGGCCCGGCGGTCGGCTGGTGGATCGGGCGCGCGTGGTCGCGCCTGGTGGTGGGGGGCGGGCGCGCCTCCACAAGAGCGGTGGCCTGGGGTAACGATCGAGTTTCCCGCGGTCTGGCGCACGTCGACGAACCGATGGGAGAGCCCTGACGGACGCTACTACTTCGACATGTGCGCCGCTGATCGAGCCGTCGACTTCTTCCCCGACCTGCTGACACACCACATCGGCGAGTTCGCCGGGCGGCCGTTCGAGTTGCTCGAGTATCAGAAGAAGCTCCTGACGCGGCCGCTCTTCGGGTGGAAGCGGACGTCTGACGGCCTGCGGCGCATCCGCAAGGTGTTTGCGTTCATCCCGAAGGGTGGCGGCAAGAGTCCATGGTCCGCGGGCACGGGGGTGTACTTGGCGCGCTGCGACGACGAGATGGCCGCCGAGGTCTACGCGGTCGCGAACGACCGGACGCAGGCGCGCACGGTTCACACCAACGCGAAGTACATGGTCGAAGACTCCCCGCTGCTGAGCGACGGCGTGACGATCACAAAGGACGCGATCTACTGGGAAGACACCCGCTCGACGTACATGGTGTTGTCGTCGGACGCCAGTTCGGCGCACGGCAAGCGCCCGTCCGGTGTCATCGTCGACGAGCTCCACGGCTTCTCGGGCGACAACGACCGGGAACTGTTCGAAGCCTTGCGAAAGTCGATGATCAAGCGCCGGCAGCCGGTGCTGATGATGGTCAGCCACTCAGGGACCGATGACGAGAGCTTGTGCCACGAGGAGTACGAGTACGCGAAGTCCCTGATGAGCGGGTTGATCCAGGACGATACGGCGCTGCCCGTCGTCTTCGAAGCCAGGCCCGACGACGACTGGACGTCACCCGAGGTGCACGCCCGGGTCAATCCTGGCTATGGTGTCACCGTCAAGGCGGACGCCGTGCAGATGGAGTGCCTCGAGGCGCTCAACGAACCTCGGAAGCGGAACGACTTCCTGCGGTACCACCTGAACCGATGGGTGAACCAGGCGACGGCGTGGTTGCCGGTGGAGTGGTGGGACGCTGCCCCCAACGCCGCACCTGTGCCGGCCGACAGCGTGCTGACGACACTGCCGTGCGCGGCGGGCCTCGACCTCGCCCAGAAGATCGACTTGGCGAGTCTCGCGGTGGTGTTTCGGGAGCCGGTGGCCGAGGTCGTGAAGACCGAGGTGGTGACCGGCGACGACGCAACGGGCATTGTCACCCAGTCGATGAACCTCAACTATCGCATTGTGGTGGTGCCCTTCTTCTGGATCCCCGAGGAGACGATGCGGCAGCGGGAAAAGGAAGACGGGATTCCGTACGGCCAGTGGGTCGCGCAGGGCCTCGTGACCGCGACCGAGGGCGCGATCATCGACTACTCGCGGATCTACCACGACATCACGACGAAGATCCTGCCGCGTTTTCCACGGCTGAAGCAGGGAGGGATTGGCTACGACCCGGCCTTCGCGACCGACATCGCCAGCCAGCTGCGCGACAAGGCGGGCGTGGCCGTCGAGGAAATCCTTCAAGGCTACAAGTACCTGTCGGAGCCGGCATACGTGTTCGAGGCGCTCGTGAAGTCAGGGCGAGTTGTGCACGGCGGCCACCGAACCCTCCGTAATCACGTCGAGAACGTCGCCATCAAGACGGATGATTCGAAGCGCATTAGGCCGGTCAAGCCGAAGAAGGGACACAAGCGAATCGATGGCGTGGTGGCGACGCTGATGGGCCTGCGTAAAGTCGCGAGCGTGCCGGCCCCCATTGAGCCGCTGCTCATGTTTCTGGGAGGTAGGTCATGACGGAGCCGTTCCTCATGCCTCTGCGCCGCCGCGGCGGTCGTCCCCCGAGGTCGACCGGTCCGTCGACTGCCAGGGTTGAGTTCATGGTCACACCGGAAGAGCGCGCCGCGCTCGCCACGGTGGCCCGCGAGAACAATGTGCCGCTCGCCACGGTGGTGCGAGACGCCGTCAACACCTACGTGCAGGACTATCGCGAAGACCCCGTATTCCGCCGCACGAAGGCGCTGACGCGCCCGTAGTTTCTTCCGGTAGGAACTCTGGCGGCGTCGGCACGATACACGTGCGGACATGCGCCGGGCCTATTCGCTCCTTACCGTCAAGTCAGTCGACGACGATCAGCGGATCATCGAGGGCATCGCCTCGACTCCAGAGCCTGACCGACAGGGCGACATCATGGACCCAAAGGGCGCCATGTTCTCCCTTCCTTTGCCGCTGCTCTATCAGCACCGACAGGGCGAGCCCATCGGCCATGTCATCGCTGCCACGGTCACCGACGCTGGCATCGAGGTGCGGGCGCAGATCGCGAAAGGCGTCTTGCCCGAGATCGACAAGGCGTGGGCGCTCATCAAAGCCGGCCTGGTCCGCGGGTTGTCCATTGGTTTTCGGATGAAGGAAGCCGCGTTCATCAAAGACACCGGCGGCTACCGCGTCACCAAGTGGGACTGGCTCGAACTGTCCGCCGTGACGATTCCGGCCAACGCCGACGCCAATATCCAGACCATCAAGTCTCTCGATGCCGAGCACCTGGCCGCGTCCGGCCGTGCGCGCGTCACTCCACGGCCCGGCGACACGGGCACCGCTCAGGTTCGACTCGCGCAGAAGGGCGCGGATCCCATGAAGAACATCAACGAACGGAAACAGGCATTCCTGGCTGAGAAGGCCGCAAAGGTCGCCAAGCTCAACGAGCTGATGGGCGCCGATGATGGCGCGACGCTGGCGCCGGAGACGCAGGAGCAGTTCGACGCGATCACTGAAGAGGTGAAGGCGATCGACGGGCACCTGGCCCGGCTCGAAACCCTCGAGCAGGTCAACAAGGCCGCGGCGGTACCAGCGGTCGGAGGCAACGTCGAGGACGCCGCGCGTTCACGCGGTGGCCAGGTCATCTCCATCAAGGAGAATCTGCCGCCAGGGATCGAGTTCGCGCGCGCCGTCATGGTGAAGGTCAACGCGGCGCTGCAGTACCGCAACCCCGTCGAGTTGGCCAAAGAGGTCTACCCGGACTCGCCGCGCATTCAGGCGTACCTGAAGGGCGCCGTCGCTGGGGCCAACACACAGACGCCCGTGTGGGCCGGCGCCCTGGTCGACCCGACCAACCTGTCGAGCGAGTTCGCGGAGTTCCTGCGTCCGCAGACGATCATCGGCAAGTTCGGCGCGAACGGCATTCCGTCGCTGCGTCGCATCCCGTTCAATGTCCGCATTATCGGCCAGACGTCCGGTGGTGAAGGCTACTGGGTGGGAGAGGGCGCGCCGAAGCCGCTCACCAGCTTCCAGGTGGCGCCGACGACCCTGACCTGGGCCAAGGTCGGCAACATTGCCGTCGTCACCAAGGAGATGATGCGCTTCTCGTCGCCCTCGGCCGAGATGCTCGTCCGCGACGAGCTCGCCCGCGCGATCGTGGAACGCATCGATACAGACTTCGTTGATCCGGCCAAGGCGGCGTCGACCAATGTCAGCCCCGCCTCGATCACCAACGGGCTGTCAGCCTTGAGCTCGGCTGGCACGTCTGCGGACAACGCCCGGACGGACATCGCCAATCTGCTCGAGCAGTTCATCCTCAACAACATCGACCCGACGAACCTCGTGTTGATCATGCCGAACACGCTCTGTCTGGCGCTGTCGGTGATGGTCAACTCCCTGGGTCAGCCGGAGTTCCCCGGCCTGACGCTCCGTGGCGGCACGCTGATGGGGATCCCCGTGATCGGGTCCCAGTACGCCGCGAACCAGAGCGGCGCGGGCAACTTGGTCATTGCCGTGAA